GAATTCAGGGGGCGTTCCTTTTGTTCCGGTTGAGGCGGTTGATGTTGTGAGTGCAATAAATGATGATTTTTTGATTTGCAATCATGGACCGGTGGATTATGATGCATCGGCGATTGGGTATAGGATTGCGGAAACTGAGGTCAGCAATAGTACTCCTGGGATGTATGCTATATCTGATTTTAAACGTGATGTGCCAAAGGCTATGTGGGTTAGAGATCCAAAGGTTTTGATTGGCGTAGAGGGTAACCGTGTTGCTTCTCAGGCGTCATTGATGGCCGCTTCATATAAGCGGAATATTGGTATTCCTGCCAATAGGGGCATGGTAGATCTTGACATGTCTCCGGATGTGTATGTTGATAAGATTATTCGTGCATGTTATAGGGATGATTGGATGTCTGTTGTGGACAAACATTTGGATTCCGGATTGTGGGAGGCTAATCTTGCCGATATAGATAACTTTCTTGCTAATCAGGATGAGAAGAAGATGAAGAAGCTTATGAATAGTTACTTTGAAGAGGGGCAGGTTGATTTAACTAATTGGCTTTTGATGGCAAAGAATAAGATTAAGGCAGGACGTGATGTTGGCGGCTCGCATTCAGTCTCGCATGCACAGACAATTTTGTTTCAGGGTGATCCTGGGACTAATGCTATGTATTCGGCTATGTTGCGTCGTTTTAAGGAAGTTACGGATGAGTGTCTTAGGCCTGAGATAAGCTTGAATACGCAGAGGAATTCTGCCGATCATGAGGCGTGGTATAACACGTTGGAGCCGATTCGGAAAACTCATTCTAAGACATTTTCGTATAGTGTTGACATTAAGACTTATGATAGGTCTCAGGATAATGTTTGCTTGCGATTTCAGGCTGCTTGGTATAAAAGACACGGTCTTAATCCTGAGAGGCTTGCTATATGGGAGGAAATGCACGGACCCAAGCGAGCTATGAGTATGATGTTTTCTGTCATATTCATTATGACTCAGGGCGGGGTATCCGGGGTTTTCGACACTCTTTATCGCAATGGAATAATTAATTTGGCTGCGGTGGTTGTTTCAGCTAATTTGCGTAGAGAGGATATTGTGATGATGGATATTAAGGGGGATGATTTCGATGGGGAATTTTCTAGGACGCTTCAAGTTGAAACAACCGTTAATTGCATGGCTAAGGAGTTCAATCTTAGCGCAAAGTTCATGACTGCTGATGTCAGATATATGTGTAAGGATTTCCGGGTGCGCGTTAATGGGGTTTGGTACTTTGTGGCGGATCCATGGAGTAAGGTTCAGTCGTTGTGCACACCTATAAGGTTGACCGAGACTGACGCTGATTTGAACGAACGGTATGTTTCGTTTAGGGATGGATTGCGTCATTATGATAATGGTGTTTTGGTGGATCTGGTTGCTGAAGCTGCACAGTTGTATTATGGTACTGTGAAGCCTTTGTATGGGTTTGCAAGGGCCTTGGCGGTTTTTAAAGCCGGTAATCGACATACTTATGTTGATTTTTTTAAACCACCTCGGAGGGTGGATTAGTGGACATTTGATCGTGTGTTCATGTTGAATTGATTGTTTGGTGCGGAGAGTTTTTGTGAGTACCATTCTTTTATACTCTAGGGTTTTCCCGAATTTCCGTTTGGAGAAGTTTTTTAATACTTCGCGGAAAAAAAAAAAAAAAAAAAAAAAAAAAAAAAAAAAAAAAA